GGCCGTGTCCGCATCTGTAGCGATCACGATCGTAGTGAGAGAGTTCGGGTCCAGCGTCACGTCGAAGTGATTGTTGCCACGTCCCTTCTGAAGATCGTTCACGCCCTGCGCGATCTTCCTCAACAGCTCGTTGTCACGGCCCTCGAAGAACTCGGGAATGACCTCGACGCGGCGCTCCGACATCAGCGCCTCCCACCACTAGCTGTAGTGAGGTCCATCCCAACCGCCTCGGTCCAGCCAGGAGGAAGCTTCGTCCGAAGCCGGTGATAGCGACCATCCGCGCGGAAGGGCACCGAGCCATCCGCATCCTGCGTCCGGTAGTCACCAAAGAGCATTGGCTCGTTCCGACGTCTCGTGGTCGCGACTGCGATCCGAGCGTCCTTGCCGTCGACCAGGGGCCGCACCTCGGAGAGGAACGCGTTGCCACCAGGGTTGAGCTCCAGATCTCCGGTCTCCAGCAGACCTTCCAGCGCGACGCCACTGAAGTCGCTGGCGATGAACGAGCTGTCGAATGCGCCCATCCGGGTCGCCCCAGCGATAGCTCCGCGGTCATCGAACGAGGTCGTATTCTGCGGTGGGGCGTCGATGTCCGCAGGGTCCTCCGCAGTCGTCGGTGCATCGAGCGACGGCGAGGTCACGGTGGCGTTCTGGATCAGAGCCTCCAGATCAAATGCAGCATCGGAGAATCGGTTCAGCGTGTAGTCGTAGAAGAGGAGCTTGTTGGGGCGTCCATCCGTGTTGCCCGAGCCGGGGTAGGCGATCCAGATCACCGTCTCGTCTGGATCCTTTGCGATCCACACACGGTCGAAGTAGAGCGAATCGAGGTCCGAGAGGAAGGTCCGGTTCACTCGCTCCTTGCCGATGTTCACCGACGACGTGTAGTCGAAGATGCGGAACCCATCCTCCGCGATGTAGAAGACCTTCCGCTCGAAGGCGACGGCCGAGTCTGGCACGAGCATCCCAACCCCAGACTCGACGCGGTTGATCTGGAAGATCGCCTGGCCCCCGACGTAGTCGAGACGCCAGACCGCACGCTCTTGGAAGACTGCGCCCACCTCGGCCCCACCGATCAGATCCTGCACCCAGCCACCGTCACCTGCCAGCGGCTGCCGGTCGGACTGGACCGAGACGGCCTCGTCGCTACCGACGACCGGCCACAGGAACGGGTTGCGGATCGCCGGCCAGGAGATCGACGCGGGCTGCGGACCCTCGACCGGATCGTAGATGTTGCCGGCCATGACGAAGTCGCCGATGACGGCCAGGTGCCGGGCTCGAGGAGCGTTCTGCGAGAGCTGCGCGAAGTTGCTGGAGGACGCCATCCTGTAGACCTGGGTGTCTTCGTTGGGCGTAGCCGCAAAGATCGACTCACCGAACTTGACGAGGCTCCAGCGATGATCTGTCCCCAGGGCATATCCACCGCCAGCGACACGAGAGACATCTGTCATGCCCGTATCGGTCTGTCGGTAGAGCGCTCCATCTGAGGCTGGCGATACCACGGGGCCATCGCCAGCGAACATGAAGCCGTTGCCCGACGCAGTGATCCCCGAGACCGAGCCGCGGGGGCGCGCGGTCAGCGCGGTGGCCGAGGTCAGATTCACCAGCGAGAGGACGGGCCGGTAGCCACCCGCCTTGGGGAGGACGTTGCGGGCCTGGATCAGGCCCTGCTGGTTGACAATCGGCGGTAGGTCAGGTCGCCACTCTCCGTATGCGATCCTCACGCGCTCCCTCCATCAGTTGCGCTGGATTTCACGCGAGTAGGAATCGTTCGGCATGGAGTCCGGTCGCACACGCATCTCCATGCCACTTGTCTTGGCGCGGAAGAGGAAGGAGGCGTAGGTCGCCTTGAACTGCCCGTAGTACTTCATGAAGCGAGCTTCCTGAATGTCGTCTTGGATGTAGGCAGCGCCGTGCATCGCGCATCCGTAGAGCAGAAGCTCGGGAGACTCGCGAAGGATCTGGCTCGACTGCGTGCCGGCCCGGTCACTCGGACTGGGGGTGCCGTGATAGAAGAGCGTGTAGGCATCCTCGCCTTGAGGCACCGGGAAGTAGGTCAGCTTCCGCTCTCCAGTCAACGCGCCCGCAATCGGAGTCGAGAGACCCGACTGGGTCGCAGCCTGCTGCACATCCACCAGCTTCTGCATCGAGACCAGGGACATGCGCTTCACTGGGTCCGTATCGAAGCGCAGTAGCACCATCTCGCTGAAGCCCTCGGGCAGCTCCAAGAAGTCCTGGCCCGCAACGAGAGTCCCCTTCTCTTCGAGGATCGTCTCGCGGAAGTCTCGGATCGTCTTGTGGCAGTCCCCCTCCACCATCTGGAGCCAGCTCGGGATCTTGCTCATCAGATCGCCACGGGCCAGGAGATCCGTCACCTCATCGTAGAACTTCGCGTAGGTCTCGAAGCTCACAGTCCACCCTTCCGGATCGGCTTCGAGCGTGAACCCACCAGACGTGACGCCCGGTTCTCACGCTTCATGGTGTGCATGTACTCGCGCGCAGGCCGCTCCAAGTAGGAGCCCGCACTCGTACGAAGTGCACTCCAGTCTGGGTCGTGGAGTAGCGCCCGCACCTTCGGCCAGTCCTCGGCCTTCATGACGTCGACCCCGAGCTCGGACTTCCACTTCGCGATGATCCCGTTCGGGATCCGCGCGTACATGTGCCACTCGGAGTTGCGTCGCCTGGACGCATCGGTCGCGTTGAATAGCTCGCGGTTCTTCTTCAGAAGGAACGAGACATCTTCCTGATGGACGACGGTCAGCTCGCCCGACGCGTGATCGACGTGGAAGCCCGTCCGCATGCTGCGATGGGGATCGATCTCCCAACGGATGTCGGGCATTACTGATTCGCTAGTGGGCTGATGTGGACCTGTCCTACCGCACCCGTACCGTTATGCAGCAGGTGGGTGTGGCCCGTGACATTCAGGATCACACCGTTGCCAGCGCCGATCCAGAGTCCCTGGGCCTGGGTCAACGCACCGCCGGTCTTGCCTGGCTTCACCGACACGCCGTCATCGGCCTGCAACGCAGCCCCTGCACCTTCAAACGAGACGTAGACGAAACGTGCCGAGACGTCGTCGGGCCCGAGCGACGCCGTACTCGCATCGATGACGAGCACGGGCAGCGCAATCTCCTGCACCGTGCCAACGACGGTTGTATCCTCGACGGCATTGCCGCCGATCTGCATTGCATTCAGGAGATCCGCAGCCATCGACTCTCCCTAGCGGCGAATGACGAATGTGACGTCTGCCGTGGTCACGGCCGCCTGAGCCCCGTCCGACTCGATGTGGATTGCGTCACCCAGACCGACTGCCAGCCGGGAGGGTAGGGTCAACTCGACTCCGGTCTCGTCAGCGCTCAAATCGAGAAGGATCAAGTTGACCGTGGTGTCCACTGCGTTCACGAACACATTGAACAGCGTGTCCGCATCGAGGATGACATGCGGATTGATGAGCACCGACGTCCACGTACCAGGATCGGGCACCACGACGACGTTGGACGGGTCACCGATGGTGCTGATGGTAATCGTGCCCGCAGGCAGGAAGTAATCGCGCAGGTCACGCATGCGTCACTCCTTCACGGGGAGGGCCGAAGCCCTCCCCTATCACTCAGCTAGCGGATCAGGCGTCCGTCAGATCCGCAACGACGCCAGAGCCGATCCGGTTCGAGGACCGCAGCGTGTACTCGACATTGAGCAGTCGCTTCTGCGTGTCGCCAGTCACCGCGAGCGGCTTCTGCGCGAAGGGCCGCAGGTAGTCGACGCTCCAGAGACCCGGAGTCACGACGAGAACCGTGCGCTCGCGAGAGAAGCGGTCAGGAACGATTCGGTGATCGCCGAAGTCGCTGACGTACACGTCGATGGCGGTCACGACCCGCTTGTCCTCACCACGGTCGAAACGCGTCGAGTTCCCCGAGAAGGCCGAGATGGCCGTCTTGTTGAACGGACCGCAGATGATGAGCGACGGATCGCCACCGTTGTTCCAGACGTTCTGGATGACCGACTTCAGGAAGGGCTCGAGGATCGCACGGCGGTCGGCAGTTGCCGAATCGACCGGTGCCGTGGTCGGCGTGCCGAGCACGATGGTCGGGTCTGCGCCGATACCTCCACCACGACTCGCCACGGAGCCCGTGATCCAGTCCTCGTAGGACGCGAGCTGCCGTGCCACCGGCCCCGGCTCGCCAGAACCGCCATCGATCACCTGATTCTGGGTGAGCGTGAACTCCATGTCGCGCTTCAGACTCTTCGAGAGCCGTGCCAGCTGGTACGACAGCTCGCTGCCACGACCCGCCTTGTCGACGGCCTCGATGGTCCCCGAGACCGCGATGGTCTTCTCGGAGATCTGCGTCTGGTTGTTCGGACGGATCGTCTTGGCCGGGATGGCGAAGACCGACTCGTTGCCTTCCT